CTAGGTCTTCTGCAGACCAAATGTCTTCTAGGTTTTTCAAAAAAACTACCCCATTATTATTGCAGAATGCATTTGAGTAAATTTGATTTAAAAGTTTACAACCGCGATCTGTTTTTGCAAAGACTATAATTTTATGAATACATTCAGATGAGGCATCTTCTTCATGAGAGCAAGATAACCTAAGGCCAAATATAAGCTGCTTATTAAGATCTCCTGCAACTTTTTGAGCCTGAAGAAAACCTATAAGCGAGTCTTCAACTAAAACAATTTTATCTAAATTTTGAGATACAGAAAAAATACTCTTAGGGCCGCCCTCTTTAGTTTTGTCTGGATGATCTAATGTTAATATAGATTTACCAATTGAATAATGACTTTTAAATAAAGCTATCATGTAAACAATGATAGCAAAAATATAGAATTAAGTCAAGCTATATCTTGTACTTTTCTATAAAAGATTCGACCGGCTTACCTTCTGATAAATGAATTTCAAGTTCGATAAGGAAATTATTTCTAAATTCAAGTAAATCTTTGGGAACTTCTTGGGATTTCGCTTCTTTAAATGTGGCAGAAGAGGCTACAACTAAAAGAATAGCGAGCGGATCAAAAACAAAAATGAGAATCAATATAACCATTCTAACAGCGGAGGAGGAATCTACCTCTGGACCCCCAAAATCAGATACCAGTTCAGCGATATACTTTACGGGCCCAATTTCAGCCTCTAACTCTTTAAGTTTAGACTCTAACTTACTTTTATCCAAATTAATTAACAAATAATCTTCTTCTAATTTCTCTAGCTGTGGGAAGATGTTCTCTTCTAACTTGGATCTGTAGTTCTCTAGTCTGCCTTGTATATCTTGTTTGGTTTGAGCAATAGAAGATCGCTCTTCAGACTGGCTGACCCTTTCTTTTTCTATTTTGCTTGATGTAGAAAAGCCTCCCTTGTCTCGAATTTGAGAAATAATATTATCCAAGTCTTTTAATCTTTCGTTTAAGCGTTTTAGTGAAGAATAGTCGTCTTGCTTAAGTTGTTCGTTGGTTTTCTTTTGAGTTTCTAGCGATAATTTTTTAGATTCAATTGATTCAAGCTTTTTATCTAGCATTGATATTTGTGAGCCGTATTGAAAAGAGCCTGCTTCTTGCTCAATGTGAGATTTACTTAAAAAGCCAAATATGCCCATGCTAGTTATTCCAGACAAGACAATTACAGCTATAGCTAAATAGTATTTGATTAATCTACCAGCAGTTTTCCAATTTCGATGGAGCCAGACTGCAGTTATTAGTTTGCCAACCTCAAGAGCCACACCCATGGTCACAATAGACCAGAAAACACCTGGAAATATGGTAGTTAGCCCTATAATGCTAAAGTAAGCAGCTACTCCAGCTAAAGTTAAAGAAGAGAGTGCAATTAAGTATGGAAATATCATATATATAGTTACACGCGTTAGTATATTATATAATATATATTATTGTATATCGTCCACTATAAATGATTTTCGTTTGAAATTTTTTTTTTAATATATAGTTATTATATGTATATCGTCCACTATCAAACCAAATTGCTCCGAAAAAATTTTTTGTTAATCAAATAAATCAACAAATTCAGAATCAGATTCACTCACAGTCCAGTAGGGGCACCCTGAGTATTCAAGTAGCTCAATGGTTTGATCTTCTTTTTGTTTCGACTGCATGCTTAACAAAGACTCTTGATCATCAGCAAAACAAGTCTTTAAAATTTTATCGTCTTCGCTTTTTAATGCATAGTATTTAAAAGGTTTTCTAAAAGAACAAATGAAAGCTTTAATTGGGTCTCCATTTTTATCAAGAACTGGTTGCCCTCTGCTCATTTTAAAACCATCCTTACCGCACGCTAATGGACCTCCAAATGTACCGTCTGAAGGATAGGGTTGTGCTCCAGCAAAATTTGAATGAGCTTGCTCTTCGTCAAAATTATCTATAACCCTTTGTATTTCTGTTAGTTCATATTGAAAACCATAAAGTTCACTATCTAAAAGAGGTTCCATTTTTAAAACTCCATTACCTGGTTTGTCAAACATGTCTTTGGTTAAATCAAATTTTAAAAACAAAAACTCACTCTCTCTATTTTTGTAATTGGGGTAAAGGTGTTTAACAGCTAATGAATACATTAAGTCTTGCAGATTATCCGTAACTTCTTTACCTTTAAAGACTTGTTTACTACTTTTAAAGTCCCTAATTAAAGCATAAGATTGATTTTCATATAAAAATAATTTATCTATAAAACCTTTTATTCGATAAGAAAAATCTTCTGTATCAACTTCTATATCGAAAGCTTCTTCAGAAATTGCTTGAGTTGGGGTATCTAAATCTTCACCAAAAAAATCATAATGTAAACCATTTACAGTCATTGTGTCTATGAGCTGTAAATTTTCATGATCATCGACATTTAATTTTCTAGCATGATATAAAGTAAGTTTTTTAATTGGCGCACATTTAAAAATAGATCCATTTTTAATAATTGTTTCGTAATGTTTTTTATGTCTAGGATTGCCTAACAATTCAAATATTAAGTGACATATCCAACCTCTGCTTGCGCCGTCATTAGATGTGTCAGGAAGTTTGAGTTTGTAATTACACCAATACTTCCAAGAGCACTGCTGTAAAGTTTTTATGCGACTTGCGGAAAGAGCTGATTCGTGCTTATTCATGTAGTAATTTTATATTTTTAGTGAGAGAAGCAGGAATTTGCTTTTTACTCTTTAGTTTTTCGGCATAACGAATGATTTTTGGAGTTTGATCAGTTGAAAGAGTAACTTTGAGTTTTTTGTTCCATTCTTCAAAGTCTTCTTTACTCATATCGCCGAAATCATTTTTAATGGGAAGGCAAATTTTAATTTTATCACTATTATAATAATTTAATAACTTTAAGTAATTTTTTATAGATGCATTCATTCCTCTATTATCTTCTTTATTAGAATCATTATTAAATGCAATGATAACTTTTTTGAAATTGAATTTTATAAGAGAGCATAAAAGTTTAGAAGATATATCGAGACCGAAAGAAACTAAAACATTGTTGATGCCGTTTTCCATGCAACTTAAACAGTCGCCTATACTTTCAACTATAACGACACAATCATTGTCAACATCTTCAAATAAAAACCCATTTTTAGTTGGAACATAAGCAGGATACACCCAATTTTTTTTCTTTCCCATGTGTTTCCATTTTGGTTTTCCCTCTTTTCCAGATAAATCTCTACCTGAAAAGCCATGTATCTGTCCGTATTGATTATAAATAGGAAAAACATATCTTTGATACATTTGAGATCGGGTAGCTAGGCCGCCTTTTAATTTTATTAACACTTCTGTAGAAATACCTTTATCGTTATAAAATTTGTAATGAGGCAACAGTTTTTCTAAAATGCTTTCTGGATAAACTTCCTCTACTTCTAATTTTTCTATATTATTTCTAGCTTTTTCAGTTAAAAAGAAAGTCTCTTCTTTATTTAAATACTTTTTAAGTTCTTGAGGGTCATTAGTATTTAAAGTTAAAACCAACAACTGTTTGAATGGCATAAATGGTGTATTTTGCACATAATCTTTCCATGCACCAGTGTCTTTATATATTTGGAGAGCAGTTGGGTTATCGCCACCTCTATAAACAGCGCAAGACTGCCAGTAAGAACCCTTGTCGGTCAGTTTGTAGCCGAGCTCTTGCAATATACTTTTAATTTTTTCTGAACTAATCATATATCAGGGATTTCCTCTGGGTTGTTATCTCTAATAATTTCACCCTCAGCCATTTGAGTTGCCACTAAGTCTACCGTGTCCCCAACTTCGGTAATATTGAAATTATTAAAATCAAGATAAATAGAATTTTTAACCAATGTAACTTCATCTGAAAGTCTAACTGGCTGTATTGCCCTCATGTATTCAGAGCCTAAATGTCTATGCTTAAAACAAGATAACTTGTGTGTTCCGAAGTTTGGACTTTCGGCCATTTCTTCTTGAGATTTTTGACGTAAACTAAATAAATGAGAACTAAATTGGGTAATCCGATCAGATAAAGAAACAACACTCTCATCTTCAACTATACTATCTGCCCTTCTATTATTTGTTATACCAGACCGATTGCTTTGAACACTAGTCATCATGGCTATCATTGGTTCTCCTTCAAATAATATATCTCTTTGAACTAGCTTTTTAAATTTATCTACCATTTCGCCAACTACTTGCCATTCACTTTTGTTGTTTAAGTTTTCAGATGTAGTTTTAATATAATCAAAATTAAAAATCATTTGATTACCCCTGCCAACTTTGGAATAGTAAAATCTTTTAATTAAATTTACCATTTGGTCTACATTGAGCCCTGAAACATTGAAGTAGTGAAGTTTATAATTTTTAACCTTGGGCCAAACAGCCCTAACTTTATTTATTACTTCTGAGCCCGCGCGCCTCCATTTACCTGTTTCAATTAAATGTAATGGGACTCCTGACATTGAGGCACAAAGCCTCATTCTTAGTTCCTCTTGACTCATTTCTCCATTATCGAAATGTAAGATAGGGGTAAAGTTGTTTAATTCAGAAGTTTTTAAGCAAAAATCTAAACAAAATTGTGTCTTACCAACTCCTGATCTAGCTGTAATTGTGGTTATATTACCTGGCCTAAGAAGGGAGCCATACAATTCATGTAACCTTTTATGAGGCCCAACCATTCCAAACTCTTCAATTGGATTATTGCCCCTCTCTTCAACATAACTCTCCATTTCAGAAAAAAGGTCTTCTGGAACATTAGAGCCATTATCATATAAAGATATTGTGTCGTTATAAATCTTGTCAGAGTCCTCAATAAGTTTAGAAAACGAGTCTTCAGAGGATGCATTTTGCATCCTGTCTGAAATTTTAAGGGCACAATTATAAACTTTTCGTCTTGCAGAATATTTTTTTAAATCTTTAGCTAAACCTAAAATACTATTTGGATTAGTTTTTCTTAAAGAAAGAGCTTGTATATAGTCGCCAATATTAACATTATCTTCAAATGAAAAACTCAAAGATAATGCTCTTTCGGTAAGCATTACATGGTCTATTGTTTCACCGCTTTCTATAGATCGTTTTAATATTGAAAATATACTTCTATTAACTCTGGATGAATCACTATAAAAATCTTCTTCACTAAGGTATGAAGATATTTCAACAAAAGAATCTGGATGATTTATTAATGTAGCAAGGAACTGTTGTTCCTCTTCAAAAGAATGCATTGCCATAATTTAAAGTTTTTTATCTTATACTAAAATAAGATAAATGTCAAGGATTATTCTTGGTCTCCGTTGATGTCGAATGGAGCATCAACGTTTTCAATATCAATTAAATATTTCTCTAAAGCTTTACGAATACCCATTTCTACAATTTGGCTTCCTGCTTTACAGTAAATCATGGGATTACCATTTTGATCGGTAAATGCTAGCATAAAACCTTTTGAGTTTTCACTGGAGTCTCCAGTTAATTCATACAATTTATCGAGAAATTCAGCAGGAAATTGAAAGGGAGGAAAATTATTTGGGTCGATAGGTTCCATGTATAATATATATTACACCACTCACAATAAAATGTCTAGCTTTTTAAAAAAATCTTTTGATAATTTATCTTTTTCATAAATTTCAACTAATTGTATGTCATTTAATGTACAGAAATCGTGTTTTTGGTGATCTCTTTTTAGTTGCATTAAGTAATTATTTTTATATTTACCATGAAAAAAAGGGACATATTTTGTATGTTGACCACCTTGAACCTCTATAGCTATTTTTTTATTAGCATTATAAAAGTCAAAAGTCATCCTAGTTCCAGCTATGGGAAATTCTTCAAATACAATTTGCCTAGACCAGTAGGCTTTTAAGAAATCTTTTACGGACTTTTGAAATTTACTTTTACTAGGGGAATCCCAGTCAATGTTATATTTCTGTACCCCTATAATTTTACGAGTAGAACCTGTTAAGGTTTTGAATTTCAATTTAAGATTGGTTTGTAG